CTATCATCTTAGCAGCTAACTCGTGTAAACCATTTTTATCTGTTTTACGTCTACCTGTTTTAATATCTCCTGTTTCCTCTTCAGTGATTGCATCATCTAATTCAGCTAATGCTTCATCTACTACAGAGTCAGGAGTAGAATCAATCTTTTCCTGTGGAGTCATTTCCCTTTCAGGAGTTTCAGTTGTAGTCTCAGTCTTGTCAATGAACGTTATGTCAGTCTCTTCTGGTCTAGAGAAGAGATTTGATTTTTTTTCTTCTGGTTCTGGTTCAACTTCATCTGCTGGTAGCATCACACTTTCAGCACCTGGTTGACCAAACATTTCTTCTAAATTTACATCTACTTCCTCTACCGTTGTAGAGTCCTGTACTTGAGTTTCCTCATTTAATTCTTCTGCCATGTGTCAGTTTTTGTTGGTTATTACTTTAATATACTAAATTAAATCTTAAAAATTTAAAATTATTTGCAAACTTTTATTAAAAAATTCACATTATATAGCTAAACTATTTTTTCTTTTTATCTTTTGTTGATTTTACATCATATTTATTCTTATTTTCTCTAGCAATCTGCAGCTGTTTATCTGCTATTTCTTTTTGAGCCTGAATACGTTGTTCTTCAATACTCATTTTTTGAGAATGTTTTACCATGTCATCACTAAGCTTTTGTCTTTGTATATTAGTTTGCTGATTATATTGGTCAGTTTTTCTAATATCTTCCATAGCATCTTTGTAATCACTTTGTTCATTTTTATTAATGTCTACCATAGATCCGTAACCAGCAGCTCTAATTTCTGCAACAAGAATATCTTTTTGCCTTTCCTTTTCTGCCTCAGAAGCTTCTGCAGTAAGCTGTGCTTCTTGCATTTGTTGTTGAGCTTGAGATTGCTGCTGCTGCATTTGTTGTTGTTGCTGCATTTCTTCTTGCCTTTGCTTTTCTTGTCTTTCCTGGCTATCTTTTAATACGTGAGATAGTTCAGAAACTGAATCTGATTGAATAATTTTACCAAGATCATATATAGATGCACCTGTAGTATTATTTTGCATTGCCATTTGCTTAAGTTGTTCTAATACGGCCCTGTGGTTTGCTGTAGTTGTACAATAAATATTTAACTCTCTAAGTAACATATCTGTTCCTTCAATCTCAAAATTAACTTTTTCATCTGCGGTTGTAAGGTAAGTTAATCTTTTTGAAGGATTAGTACTTTGATAAAATTGTGCTAAATCTGTTCTCATTTCATGTACCCTAGGCATAAGATAATCTGAATGTTGTATAAAGTACATTTCAGTTTGTGCATAAGAAGCGCTAGCTGCTTGTTCAACACCTGTAGCAGTCATTTGTGATAGTTGCTGTCCCATTCTTTGTGGATTAACACCAATTGTTTCATATGCTTGCTGCTTAAAATAATTAGACAACTGTATTCGAGACATTAGTCTATTAGTCTGTTCTAGATCAAGTTTCTGAAAGTGTTGAAAATTTAAAGCATTCTCTGTATTTGTAATTGATGTATCAAGCGGCAACATCTGAAAATCTTTCATTGCTACATAAGCCTTAGCCAAATTACCTTTACCCCAATCTTCACCTAATGAATGTTTAGGTAATGTATTTTGATCTAGCATAATTACAGTACCTAACTCATCTACTAAAATATCAGCTATCTGATTATTAACTAAGTTATATCCTATTTGAAAAGGTTTCATTAAATCAATTAAAGATGTTGATTTAGTATTTCTGTCAGAAAATACAGAACCTTCTACTGGAAGTTTACAACCATATAAGTTACCATCCCCTTTAAATTGAAATTTAATAGGACCTACAGTGTTTCTATCTATACCTATGTACATTGGTGTAAATCCATCTGATGTATTCATACCCCAGTAACTTGGAAGATTTGGACCTATCTTAACTCCACCCCATACTTGGTTAATCCAAATCCATTCTAAGTGCTCTCCAAATAGTAAGTTTTCTTTAGATTTATTTTTAAACAATCTATTATCGTAAATAGGTTTGTCCATTACTTTGTAATCTTCTGTAACTATCTCAGTAAAGACATTTCCTGTTTCATCAATTTTAGTAAGATGACCAAGTTTTCTCTGAGATTTCCAATATGCAGTAGTAACCCTAATTAAATAGTTAGAGCTAGCATCTGCATAATTATAGTCTTCTCCTTCTGCTAAAATTTGATTTACAACATCTCCATTAGCATATTGTTCTCCTCCCATAAAAGAGGTATATTGCCTCATGGCTAATGAAGGCATTTCTGTATTCCAAGCATGTGATTTGCTAGCATCATAAAAACTTCCGTCATTTTGTTGCCCACCTAAAGCATAACCAGCAGCTTGAATAGGATAAGTTGCTTCTAAAGTCTCTAGCTGATCTTTAGTCATTAAATAACCATATTGATCAATTACATCAGAAGGAGTTAGCATATCGGTTTTACCCACCCAGTTAGATTGAGATATATACCTGGCTTGTGGGGATTTATGATAAAAAGTAAGAACTGGATTCCAAAGTTCTACTTCATAATCATCTTCCATCATTCTAAAGTGCCAAAATTCTCTATCGGTAATAAGCATGTCTTTAAAAGCTCTTTCTTCAAGCTCATCCATACTAAATTTTTCTACATCAACACTGTGTTGATGAGTAGCCCACTGCTCTAGCATAGATCTATAATCCTTTTTAAAAAAAGATTCTATTTCAGGAAGAGTTTTTAAATTTTCAGGACTTAGTTGTTTTTTAGCTTCTTCTGAACTAGGATCCATTCCTTGATTTAATAAAGCCGCAATAATATTTTCTTCAGCATCAGACATTAAAGTCTCTTCAACCATTTTTCTTTTTTCTTCTAATTGCTCATTATAAGAAATATCATCAACAGCTCTGTAAGTAAGCTTAGTAGATCGTTTAGCAAATTCTGCAGTAAGTACATTAATTACATTTGGAATAATAGGATAAAACTTAAGTTCTAATGCAGCATCTTCATTTCTATTGGCAAGCATGTCTACTATATCTGTATACTCATTATTCTCTTCAACTATATAATCAGCTTTATCAATAAGACCTTGTGCCAACTTATAATTTTTCATCAATCTTCTTGAATTTCTTCTAAGTTGTTTAACACCTTCCCATTCTAGCCAATCCATATTCCAGGCAGCCCATTCATCATCTTTTTTCTTTTGAGGTAGAAACTGCAAAGGTTGAGTTATAGAACCCATCCTATTTCTTTCAATCTTAGCTCCTTTTTTTAATTGAAGTGCATTAAATACTTGCATAGTTTTTATTTAATATTTTTAAAGGCGGATCTTTTTACAGACTTGCCGTTTACTGTCTTTCTTTTTCTACCCATATGTCTAAACGGACTACTATTTAATTTAAACAAATTTTCTGACTTTTGCAACTTTTTAGCTGCGTCATCCCTTATGATTTGCTTAGTATAACCTCGATTAGATTCCTGAATTCTCATAAAAGATACAAGTGCAACAAATGATACCAATCTATCTACATTGACTCCATCTGCATATTCTTGCATTTCTTTAATGAGCATTGGATCAGGAATTCTTTCTATGCCATAAGTAGTTCTAACTACAGTCCCATCTGCTTTTGTTTCTTGATCAAGCTCTTCTCTGACAAATTCTATCCCATAACTAAGAAGATGTGATTTAAATAGTGTACCAGTATTCTTCCAACCATATTCTTGAAATACATTTTTGTTTGCGCCAAGATCTTTCAAGAACATTATCTGACTTTTTGGAACAAGATACTTTTGCTTCTTTCTACTTATCATGTAGTTAATAAACAAAGAAATGTTGTTTTCTATTACAGTCCATGCATTATACCACTCTATTATAAGTTCCAACCTTTGATGAGTTTGTTTGATGTCGTCAAATCTTCCACACCATGCAGCTACAATTTTACTTTGTTCTACATACGTTTCAGTTTCTGTACCTGTTACTTTTGTAACTTCTACAGAATTCTTCATTACATAAATAGAACATAGAGAGTCTGATGTTGTAGTCTTACCTTCAGCTACAGGGTCAATAGAAGCATAGTAACTTCCAAAGTCTGGTTTTTCTTTATTAGGCCTTTCCCATACTACTAAACATCCTGTTTTATCTTCGGTCTTCTTATTTACAGGAAATTGCTTTATAGGTTGTTTATTACTTTTTTTAACAGTTGGTTTACCATTAGCATCTGTAGATATATCTAAAAATTCATACGCATACTCTTTTTCTTCTATTCTTCTAGCTTGTGCAGAAAGAAGATGTGTAGGAAATACAGACACAGATCTATTATCAAATGCTTCTTTTATATTCCTGGGATGCTGAGATATTCTCAATTGATAATCTTCTGGATTTAACTCTCTTTTCCAATCATCAAACTGTTGTTGTAAAGCTGCAGTTGCTTCTACTACATTAGAATTACCGTATTTATCTATGTGCGGAGGCATGGACCATTGTTCAGGAATAAACAAACCTGACATACCTTCAGTACCTTTGTGATCTATTAAATTAGTTTCTACAGCATAAACATCTTTAGATGTAGGATTCAGAATCATATCCTTAAGAGGATTACATTGTGACAAGTCACCCACAGATCCAGCTGCTATAAATAATCCTGTAGTAGTAAGCCCTGACCTCATTGCTGGTCTCATGTACTCATATGTCTTATCCATCTTGGGTGCAATACCAGCTTCCTCGTGAAAGAAGTACTTTACTGGACCCCCTACCCCATTCGTAGGGTCTTTCTCAAATGACATACCTTGTATAGTTCCTTTTAAACCTACTTCAGTTTTTCTATCACCCTTTCTAACTTCAATTTTTTGTTGCCACATCATTACTTTACTTGGATTCATAGGTCTATACCAAGCTGTATGTTCATTTAAGAATGCAGCATACTCATCTAAGAATTTCCATGATCCTTTTTCATTTATATAATCTTTAAGACTAGCTCCTATTTTTAGAGTCACCCCTTGTTCAAACCATTGCTGATTTATAAGCTTTGCCATATGATAATAAGAAGATGCTATCTGACGTTTCTTTAATATAGCAACATGTTTATAATTTAACTCTGCGAGTACTTCATATAGTGCCATATGATACTGAGCATCTCTAATATCAGCAAATCCGAACTTTTGAATCTCTTTGTTAAAGATTGGTAAGAAGTTTAACCACATGTAGTAATCTCTTGCTATATACCAAACCTTATCTCCTGATTTGTATATTACACCTTTTCTACATTTTTTCTTTTCTCCTTCCCAGTAGTTAATAAAATCTCTTGACTTAAAAGGAGCAGCGCAATAAAAACCTTGTGTATTAAACTTAGTAGCTTCTCCATTAAATTCATAAGATGTATCATCAAATGCATACTGACCAGGTTCTTTAAATAGGTCTCTTACATAACTTGCAAAGTCTTCCCTACTATCAAAGTCTGTACTAGTCCATGTACCATTATCCCATGTAGGAACATCTTGATATATTTCGGTATCATTGGTCATATCCTAATCCTATTCCACCTCTTACATT